CCTGTTATTGTGCTTATTGGGCGCCGTGATACAGGTAAAAGTTTTTTAGTAAAAGATTTAATGTTTTATCACCAGGATATACCGATTGGTACGGTTATATCGGGAACTGAAGCAGGTAACGGCTTTTTTGGAGAACATGTCCCTAAACTATTTATCCACGATGCGTATAATACGGCAATAATAGAAAATATATTAAAACGCCAAAAAGCCGTACTAAAACAAATGAAAAAAGAGATAGAATCGTATAAACGTAGCACGATTGACCCGAGAACATTCGTAGTATTAGACGACTGTCTTTTCGACAATAAATGGACAAAAGATGTAATGATGCGTCTATTATTTATGAATGGGCGTCACTGGAAAGTGATGTTGGTTATTACTATGCAGTATCCCCTCGGTATACCACCCAATTTAAGAACAAACATTGACTATGTATTTATATTGCGAGAGCCTTATATTGGGAATCGCAAAAGAATATATGAAAATTATGCAGGTATGTTTCCGACATTTGAAAGCTTTTGCCAAGTTATGGACCAATGTACTGAAAATTTCGAATGTCTTGTAATAAATAACAACGCAAAGTCGAATAAATTACATGACCAGATTTTCTGGTATAAAGCTCAAACGCATGGTCCTTTTAAATTAGGAGCAAAAGAGTTCTGGGAAATGTCCAAAGATATACACTCCGACGATGAAGAAGAACAGTACGATCCGAGTAGTGTAAAGCGTAAAGGACAGGGTCCTAAAATTCAAGTCAAGAAAAACAAATGGTAAAAGTGTATATATTGCTATGTTCGTTAAAACAATGTAAAAAATGTAGTTGCGAGTTTATCTGTTTCTTTAATGGGGGATTTGCCCAATTCTGGGTCTATATTGGATACAATACCCAAACATAAGCTAGGAATATTAAAATAGTTAGAAAGAAACATAGACAAGTATATACTTTCCGAACCAAGTAATATTTTATTTTTTGATAACAACTGCGCAACGTCATCGTTTTTATCATCTGTTCCGGTAATATAAGTAATCAATTGTTTAACATTATTATTCGAAAAATTATTTATTGTTATTACATCTCGTATTAAATATTTTGTCTCCTTATCTAGGTGTTCCGATTGTATATAATCTTCTATATTTTTTACAGCTTTGTAATTATTATAGTCGTTGTGAATGATTGCCGACGAAACTTGAACTAAGCTTAAAGGTTCTAAATAATTACTGTATATAATAGACAAATCTATTATATATGACGGCTTTAACATGTCAACCACTCGTTTCAGTTCATTCATTAAATATATTTTATTTTTAATTTTATTAAATACTGCTCTGGTAAAAAAATAATAGTTATCATCATATAAATAAATTATTCCACCAAGCAATTTTATTTTTTTAGAATACTCTTTCAGACTGCCAAATGTAAACCGAAAATAGTCTTCAATATTTATATTATCCACGATTACAAGTGCTCCTTTTATAGTGAGGTTAATATCGACATTATCAAATTTGCGAAAAAATGGTTTATTGTCTTTTATTAAATCTATTAGCCAAGTATTCTCCGATAATTTTGCCGGTGTATGTGTAAATATGCTATTAATCCACTTATAATCTTTGCCATTTATATTCGTAGGTGACATTGTCACTAAACTATTTCTACCCAAAATATCAACAGAATATTTTACATCATCGATTGTCAACTGTACATATGTTTCCACGGGCTTGCCTGTGTCATTTTCGAAATAATAATGGTAGCCATTGGGAGTCTTTTCTGATACTGTATCTTTTGGAACTTTTTCAATTAAAAAATTTGCACCATCTATTCCTTCTTTCGTATCTATATCTAATACAATATATTTATCTGGAACGAATCCTATTGCTTTCTTATTTCTGAATAGTGTATTTTCTTTTCCGACTACTTTGGCACGATTCACTATATATTTTTTCTTATTTTCCGGATAGTATAGTATATTATAGTTTTTAACATCGACCCCTATCGACTTTAACTTATCGAAATCCGTTTTAAGACGATAAATGTATATTGCTTTATTTACCCATCTATATAAAAAGTAAATTAATATAATAGACAATATTATGGTTGTTAATATGAAAAAAATATGTAAAGGTTTATTGCGACTTGAAAACCCCCTCGTTATCCCCGAATTTATTGAAAATATTTTTGTAGTTTTGTTCTTTACCATATTAATATAAGAGGGTAAAATAACCTTGTACTGGTATGTATATATTAATTAAATATTATATATTATTTTTGAAATAACATATAATAACTGTGAATAGTAATCGGGATTAATAACTGTGAATAGTAATCGGGATTAATAACCGGAAAACGCAAATAAACAATTTGCTACCGTGATTGATAGCATTTAATTATCAAACTTTTCTGTAAGTTTCGACAATCCATGGTCACTATTCTTGTCCAAAACAACATTTTCAGACTCAAAAATACTCTTTTTAATATCGTCTACTGTTGAGTCGTCGTTTAGGCCGTCAAAATTTGTAACATTTGCTACACCAACAAGTTCACCCTTCTCATTAAGTGTCTGTGTAAGTTTGTTGCCTGATTCCTCAGCCTTTTTCATATTTTCCTCAATTGCTTTCTGTTTTGCTTCGCGTACGCGCTTCTCAAAATCATGTTTCGCCATATCTTCATTCTTTTTCTTATCTGACATGAGTTCGTTTAGTGTCTCCTCCATATATTCAACACGCCCTGTCTTATACGCCTCTGGATGAAATGGAACCCACATACCAACCTGACCTACATAAATGTCGTGATTGGGGTCTACTTCGCGCAACAATTTACACCGAAGCTCGGCCTCGCCTTGTGTAGCAAAAACGCCGCGCACTTTAATACCTCGAATGGACGTCTGAAATTTGTGCTTCTCGCCGAATTGTTGATCCAATTCTTCCTCGTTGTTGTCTATGAATGTCTTATAGTCATCGCTAATCGTGGAAGCTTTAGCAAGAGTACTACCCTCTTCTTTAGTAAACTCCTGAAAATCTGCAGTCAACTTGTCAAAAGAAATCGAATATTTAAATGAAACAAAGTTTAGAAATTGTGTGAACTTCTCCATCGATTTTTTAAAGTCCCACTGTTTAATAAACTCCTCGAACAAAAAGTGGTCCTTTTGTTTTAAAATATGTTCTGGGGATACAAACGACAAACAAACAAACTTTTGTCCGGCAATCGGTTTATCTTCCTCCAATAGGTCTACATATTTAGGGTTCTCTTTACCATCGGGTAGATGCTTAGGCGTAACGCCTTCGGGTATGTTAGTCGTGTGAGACATTGCTGATATTGTATAATTATATAATTATATAAATATCTTTAATTAATCATTTTAAGTTAGTTTATTCATTTAATATTTTTCGATTTTTGATATTATTAAATATAACAAATATAACAAATATAACAAATATAACAAATATAACAAATATAACAAATATAACAAATATAACAAATATAACAAATATAGTAATTATATTTAGCAACATTATCAACAAAAAAAAATATTTTTTTCTATATTATATTTATAATGTACGGAACACTTGACTTTAGTGAGCTTTTTAAGCGTTTTATTAAGTATATCATCGAGGGTCTTTGCGTAGCAATTGTTGCTTACTCAATACCATCACGTTCTCTTAAATTCGACGAAATTGCCTTGATTTCTCTGGTTGCTGCGGCGACCTTTGCCATCTTGGATGTTTACGTCCCTAGTTTAGCCGTTTCAGCAAGATCAGGGGCAGGATTCGGTATCGGTGCCAACCTTGTCGGATTCCCCACCCCTCTTCGCATTTAAATATCGCGTTTAATTGTAATTCGGTGAGCATATATGTATTTATATTGTATTCTTTATGATACAATATGAATTTAATAGAATCGGTTCTATTCTCTTTGGTAATATAAAATATATTTATAATATAAATTATATATCAGTATCGATAATGTTATTACATGCCATATTTAATGAAAAACTAAACTTTATTCAAAAAATATTTATAGTCCTTCTTTCTTGTTGTCTTGTTATTAGTTTTTATATTATGATAATTACTTTATTTACGAAAGATAATACACACAACCGTATATTTTCTGTTTGGCAATTTCCTATGTTACTTGCTATCTCTATTGATACAATATATCATAATGGTAGGTTACAATTTTAGATATTATTAAATATAGTAACACGTAGTATATTGATAATATAATATAATATAATATTTTACTATTTTATTATTTTATTATTTTATTATTTTACTATTATATAATGAAATTAAGCAGACGTGGAAAATCGGCAAGGCGTGGGAGACATACGAAACGTGCTAGAAAGAATTTAAGATATAAGGGCAAAAAAGTCCGCGGTTCAAAAAGATATCATCGTGGACACAAGCGAACACATAAACGTGGAAGAAGGCTTCAAAGGGGAGGGGTTAATTTTCATATAGAATATTCAGTATTAGGTGATAATATTGAATGTAGCGCTAATGCGATTATAACTGGTGTTTTGAACCCTGGATTAGCTAAATTTGACCTTAAATATCAAAAAAAATATTGGCCTAGTGAACAAACAAGTCAATTTAGTATGACCGGAAAATTAAATAGAGAAAAAACTAGTCTCACGTTCATAAGATATAATAAATCTGGTATTAAAGACAACACATTTGTTATTGATGACATCAACATGCTTACAGATAAACCACTATTAGAAGCATGGAAAAGCATTGATGGTTCTACATATAATTTTAATTATCCAGAAAATACTGCTACTTTACAGCAAATTTTTACTAGCATAGCCAATGAAAAATCTGGCGTTGAACTTGCGGAGCAGCCCCCTACTGAGTCGGTATAAACACCCAATAACTCCCTAACGCATTTAGCAAATAAGCTATTAATATTATTATTTCATTATATATAAAATATTTTTAAAATATTATTTACTATTATATAATGAAATTAAGCAGACGTGGAAAATCGGCAAGGCGTGGTAGACATACGAAACGCGCTGGAAAGCATCATACACGTCGTATCAAGCATCGCGCCAAACAATATAAGCGAACCTATCGCAAAAATAATCGTAAATTAAAACATAATAAGCGGGTACAATATGGTGGGGTTTTTCAATGGACTCCTCCTGTTGAAACTAATGACCAGAACAGTGTAAGCACAAGCACAAGCACAACCCAACCAGTTTTACTAACATATAGAAAACAAAAATATGGTAATAATCTTAAGTTAGAGGATGCTACAATGATGGAAGAATCTAAATATTGTTCAGCACAGCTTACTTTCACACCAATAGGATATACAGCAAATCATCAGCTAGAAATGGTATTCACATTGTCACTAAAAAGATATGAAAAAAACAAAGCAGGACCTATCGATAAGTATTTTGTTTGTGAGTTTACTTTACATCCTGTATATAATAATGATACGGGTGTGTTTGAATACCATTATTTTTCTACAGATTGTATTAGTATTCTTGAATCTGTTCATGTTGATTCTAATGGAGACATAACAAAGCCCAGACCTCTTCCAAAGGAATTTGTGTTAGATGGAGCTGATACCGCCGATACCAAATCTAAAACTAAATATAAATTTTATGATCAACGTGAACGCACAGGTGATTTTTTTTTTAGGGATTTATTTATGAAAATATCTAAAATTTATATAGGTGAATTCAATGAATTCGTTATAAAAGATAAAAAGAGTAGGATAGCAGAGGAACAAGAAATAGAAGAAAAAAAAATAGAACGCGAACGACAAATACGCCAAAAAGTACCTGAAATACAAACCACTCCCGAATATACATTGTTTAAATCTGAGTTAGAATTGAAAGCACAAGAAATTAAAAATGAACCAGATAATTTGGGTAAAGTAGAAATAAGTGAAAAAATTGATGGTATTGTTGAAGAAATTCTTAAACAACAATTAACATTACTGGTCAAAGAGTCGTTATTTCCAGATGAGAATCTTAACAGCATAATGGCAACAATAAGTGGACTTCAATCACAACTTGAAGAATTATCTCCGGCACTTGTGAAAGAAAAAAATGATATATCTTCTGTTAATAGGAAGGGAATCGCTTTGATGTCTGAACGCATCGGTTCTGATGCTCATAGTACTGGTGCTTCTGCGGATGATGCTGCTACCAGTGCTACTGGTTCTACTGGTACCAGTCCATATCCTACTGATGATACTCATTTATACCAACAACATGTCCCTTATACTCCCCCCGCAGCCCAAGAATGTACTGAGGCTATGATTCAAGCTAGAATATGTTAGCATATCCAATAAAATGTCTAGCGCCTATCCTATGTCATATACGAATACTCCTAGTACTTCTAGTACTACTAGTGTTATTAGTGCTCAAGATGCTATCCTACTGAGTAGGTATAAACACCCAATTCAACTCCTCACATATTTTCTTCCATATATCATCTTGTTCTATCCTCTTTTCTTTATCTTTCAACATTGGAAAATAGGATAAAAATTCATTTTTTTGAAGCAGTTCGCATAATTTGTACACCGTATAATAATAATTCAAAAAATTAACACGGTCTTCGGGGCAGAATTTTGCATACGGCCCTTGTATCTCCATAAATAAATTACAAAGCGTCTCCTCCAATTCCGGTGTCATTATCGGCGGTTTAATACCCAATTTGTCCTTAATAAACGGAATATGTTCATAATACTTATTATATCCCAACTTCTTAAGAACCTCTTTCGCCTTTGAGTTCGTAAACTTGGAAAGGGTGATGCGTTCTTTATTAAGCTGATGTTTAATACTCTCCAATACTTCTTCAGGGATTTGCGTCGTTTCTTTCGCCTGAAACTGCGCAAGGATTTCTTTGAAATGATTGATACGTTTATATGCATAAAAGCATGCTTCTTTGGGCGGCTCTTTATACGACGGTTTTTCATTTTCAATAAGACACGTCACCTGTTTAGCACAAAAATTACAAACCATTACTCCTTCATGTTCAACAGGAATCATTTCCCCCTTATTACATGATTGACATATATCCGTCGAAAAAATATAATCATTAACATTGATATACGTCTGGTCTAAATTAGAGAAAAATTTATGGACATTATTATCATTGGCGAGATTCAAATCATTTTCATTCATAGAATTATTTAGTCTATAAAACGAATTAAGAATTTTGGTACGATTGGTACCATTTGTTATTTCCTTTTTATTTTCAAAATAATCAAAAATAAACCGACTATTATTCAAGTAATATTCTTTTATTTTCAATTTATATTTTGAAATATCATTCTTAATATCATAAAGTCGGTCTTTTAGTTCAATTTCTTTGCTTATATCAAGTTTACGCTCTTTGTTTTCAATCATTTCAATTATTTTATTTTTTTCTCTAATCAATTCTGGTAGTAAATCATCCTCTATCATTTTAAATTCTGATTGTAACTCACGATGCATGCCATCCAGAGTCATTACTTTTTTTTTATCAACATGGATTTTTTTGTTTGTTTTATGTTTGAATGAAGGCATTTGTATGTATGTACACAACTTGTATATTTATTTATATATAATATAGCTATATTGTTATATACATCACTTTTTTAATATAATATATACAATAATTATTAATTATTTTGGTATTTTAGTGTTTTGGTATTTAGTGTTTTGGGGTTTTAGTGTAAACAAAACCTTTATGTTTACAAGTTAATTTTCGGTTAATGTTTTCTCTATTAAGTAAAATAATGATTTTGCCTACCAATTTAGACATAAATAAAAATTTAGAAACAGATTCAGATACTACAGCTATAACAAAGACGGCGACAACATTAACAACATTAACAACAAACATAGATATTTTAGACAAAAGTGCCATTAAGAAAGAAACGTATTACAAAATGAAATATATTATGAATTCTCTAGATAAAAACTGGGCAATAAAAAAAAGAGAAAATATTTTTTATTTGAAAAATTTAGACAATTCTACAAAGGATATTATAACCGAGGATTATTTGAATAAGCGAGTTATTCAGAAAATATACAGTGAGAAAAGTTCTACCCCTTTGGCATTTAGCGATACTATAGATAAATCGTGTACTACTATTCCTACTATTCCTATTAATGGAAAGAATCCTAAAAAAAAGGAAGATATTATATCATTAAAGGATGGAATTTTAGCAATAAAAGATTTGATAAATAAAGAATCATCAGATATTAACAAAGAATTAAGGCAAGAGATTTACATAATGATATTTTTAATGAATGCTCTCGAAGGTGGCTGGAGTATCAGAAAAAAAGAAACTAATTTTGTTTTTAGGAAAAAACATAATCATAAAAAGGAAATATATTCGGACGACTATTTAGTGAATTTTTTAAAGACCAACTTAAAAAATATTATTTTTTGAAAGATTGTTATGTATTCAGGCACAACAACCGTATATGGTATATATGGTACATATGGTACATATTGTATATATTTTACACATTGTACATACGTTTCTTTAGGCATAACTGGTTAACCTATTAATGGATACATAATATAGTCATGGTTCGTACGAGTACACTAGAGTACGTGGTATGTTGGTTGGTCGGTCAGTTGGTCGGTCAGTTGGTCAGTCAGTTGGTCGGTCAGATTGTATAGTTAATTATTTAGGTATTTATTTAGTTATTTATTTATAAAAAACAATTAAAGTTTTTTTATAAATTTTTTTTCTTTAGCAATATTATAATAATCGAAAATGGCAGGAGGTCTTATGCAACTTGTAGCTTACGGTGCCCAGGATGTTTATCTTACGGGCAACCCTCAGATTACCTTTTGGAAGGTGTCTTACAAACGTCACACTAACTTTGCGATGGAGTCTATTGAGCAAACTTTTAACGGCCAGGCCGACTTTGGTCGCCGCGTGACCTGCACCATCTCTCGTAATGGTGATTTGGCTTACCGCACTTACCTTCAGGTTACTCTCCCCGAGGTTAACCAGTCCATGAAGGGAACTACCCAGGACGGTGTTTATGCCCGTTGGCTCGACTTCCCCGGTGAGCAGCTGATTTCTCAGGTTGAGGTTGAAATCGGTGGTCAGCGCATTGACCGTCAGTATGGTGACTGGATGCACATCTGGAACAATCTGACTCTCCCCGTTGACCAGCAGCCCGGTTACTATGCTATGGTCGGAAACACCACCGAGCTTACCTTCATCACCGATCCTTCTTTCAATGCCATCGATGGTCCTTGCCAGGCTAACGCTCCTCGTCAGGTTTGCGCCCCCCGCAATGCTCTCCCCGAGACTACCCTCTATGTCCCCTTCCAGTTCTGGTACTGCCGCAATCCCGGTCTTGCCCTTCCCCTCATCGCCCTTCAGTATCACGAGGTCAAGATTAACCTTGATATCCGCCCCATCGATGAGTGCTTGTGGGCCGTTGGTTCTCTTAACTGCGACGACAATACTGCCAACTCTTCCGTCGGTGGTCGCGTCAACAACGCCTACAATCAGTCTCTGGTTGCTGCCTCTCTCTATGTCGACTACGTCTTCCTGGACACCGATGAGCGCAGACGTATGGCCCAGAATCCCCATGAGTACCTTATTGAGCAGCTCCAGTTCACTGGTGATGAGTCCGTCGGCTCTTCTTCCAACAAAATCAAGCTCAACTTTAACCACCCCGTTAAGGAGCTCATTTGGGTTGTCCAGCCGGATCAGAACGTTGACTACTGTTCTTCTCTCGAGTGTAACCAGCTTCTCTACCGTGTTCTTGGTGCTCAGCCCTTCAACTACACTGATGCTATCGATGCTCTTCCCAATGCTATCCACGCCTTCGGTGGCCACGATTCTATTGCCGCGGGTACTGGCTCTTTCATTGATGGCTCCGGTCTCTTCCACGAGGCTGGCGCTCTCGATGTTACCAGCGCTTACTGGTGGGGTCAGGGTGAGCAGCCTTATCAGAACAACAATAGCTACGAACAGAGCAACATGGCTCCTGGGTTTGCTGGCGGTGGTAATCTCCCCTACGATAACTCTGGTGTCTCCGATGCCGGTACTTTCGTTCTCACTCAGACTTCTCTCCCTCTTCACTGCTGGGGTCAGAACCCTGTTGTCACCGCTAAGCTCCAGCTTAACGGCCAGGATCGCTTCTCTGAGCGTGAGGGTACTTACTTCGACCTCGTCCAGCCTTACCAGCACCACACTCGCACTCCTGACACCGGTATCAATGTGTACTCTTTTGCCTTGAGGCCCGAAGAGCACCAACCAAGCGGATCGTGCAACTTCTCCCGCATTGACAATGCTACTCTTCAGCTTGTTCTCTCCAACGCTACCGTTGAGGGCACCAAGACTGCCAAGGTTCGTGTCTATGCTACCAATTACAACGTTCTCCGTATCATGAGTGGCATGGGAGGGTTGGCCTATAGCAATTAAACGCTGTTTTGTTACCATATATCGTGTTGTATTTTTACTACTATTTTAATAATTAACTTTGCTTGTTAATTATTAAAGCAAAAAACAATATTGCTTTACCTGTGGGGTGAGCAAAAATAATATATATTGTATAAAGGGCTTAAAGAAAGGTCGTTATATAGTGTATAACGACCCACAACACCCTATAAACGCCGACATGGACATTGTAAAAGCATTTAATTCAAATAACTTGCACACAGAAATAGTTATAAAAGGAACAAAAACAGATCCATTATTCCGCGCGAGTGATATTGGAGCGGTTCTTGAAATTAGTAATATAAGAACGTCAATTATGGATTTTGATGAATCTGAGAAGGTAGTTCATAGTATGAACACCCTTGGTGGCAACCAAGAAGTGACATTTTTAACAGAGAAAGGTTTATATAAAATGCTGTTTCGTTCGAGAAAACCTATTGCTCAACGTTTTCAAAATTGGGTTTGTGAAGTAATTAAAGAAATAAGGATAAATGGATTATACGAATTACAAAAAGAATTAGAACAAACAAAAAATGAAATGTCTGCTATAGAAACCACAAAAAATAAAGAAATGGAAGAAAAATTAATTAAACAAAAGGAACTAGATAATGAAAAATTTCTACTAAAACAATTTAACAATGCTGGAAATATGGTTTATATTATTAAAGTTAAAACATTTGAAAATGGTTCATATGTTGTAAAAATAGGAGAAAGCAGAATAGGAATTATGGGGAGATATAATGAACATAAAAGCAAATATGAGGAATGTACATTACTTGATTGTTTTTGCGTAAATAAAAGTAAAGACTTTGAATATTT